TTGATGCAGAAACGCCCGCGCAGGCATTTAAGGCGTTGTGTGTCAACTTTCCTGGGCTAGATACGTGGCTATTGAATAGCGAAAAGGATGGCGTTAGCTATCGAGTGAGCATCGGCAAAGAGAAGATTGATGAAAACAATGTAGTGCTTGCGGGTTGCCCATGGAGTGAACGTGAGGTTTTGAGTATTACTCCAGTGCTAGCAGGTGCTGGTGGTAGCGGCGCACAAATTGGGATTGGCATTGGTTTGATTGCGCTGTCATTTTTGCTGCCTGGTGCCGGCGCATTTGGCACAGTTGGTTTAGGTGGCAAATTGGCGGCGGGCACAGCAATAACTGCCGCACAAACTGCAGCAGGTTTAACGGCTGGCAGCGCATTTTTGACTTCTTTGGGTACAGTATTTAGCTTGATGGGCGCATCGTTAGTATTAGGCGGAATCGCGCAAGCTATTTCACCGTCCCCTATTCAATCAACAAGCGTATTTGAACGTGGTCGTGAGGCAGCAAAAATGGAGTCATTTACCTTCAGCGGTATCGTCAATACTGCAAAACAAGGACTACCCGTACCCATCGCTTACGGGCGTTGTTTTGTAGGTTCCGCTGTTCTGTCCAGTGGGCTTGACGTGGATCAACAGATATGACACGGATTGTTGGTGCTGGCGGTGGCTTTTTAGGCGGCGGTTGCTTTTTAGGGCATACCCTGATCGCCACACCAAGCGGTGAACGCCGCATTGATGAACTGCAGCCAGGTGATCTGGTCTGGAGCTTTGATCACGACGGCAAAATCCATGAAGCTGCAGTGCTCAAGGTCCACGAGCACCATAACGAACCTGTCACCAGCTACACGCTCTGGGGTGGTCAGATCCTTGACGCCACTCCAAACCACTGGGTGCTCAACCAGTTCAATGCCTTCGTCGAAATCGACACCCTTGGCACAGATGATTGCCTAGTTGACCACAACGGGCACCTGCGCCCCATCGTCAGCAAAACAAACGCAGGCACCGGCACTGTCTACAACCTGACCGTTGAAGGGCACCACACCTTCATTGCCGCTGGCATCCGTGTTCATAATGCGGGTCTTGGTCTTGGCATTGCAGGTTCTGGCGGTGGCGGTGGAGGAGGAGGCAAAGGTGGCGGCGGCGGTGGTCAAAGCCGTACACCAATAGAAGCTGACGATTCACTGCAATCTGTTCAGTTCGGCAATGTGCTTGATCTGTTATCAGAAGGCGAGATTCAAGGCATTGAAAATGGCAACAAGGGCATTTTTCTATCAGGGACACCAGTTGAAGATGCTGCCGGTAACAATAACTTCTCGGGTTTTACTATCGTCACCCGCAACGGCACACAAGACCAAACTTATATCAGCCAGCAGGCTGGAACAGAAAGTGAGGAAGGTGTCAGTGTAGAAGTTGTCAAGGCAACGCCAATTACTCGCACAATCACAGATACCGATGTTGACCGCGTGCGCGTCACACTACAAGTGCCGTCACTGCAAATTTTTCAAGACAACGGCGATATTGTTGGTCATAGCGTACAAATAGAAATCAAAGTTCAGTACAACGGCGGCGGTTATAGCACCGTGGTCAGCGACACCATTAGCGGCAAGACTAGCAATTCCTATCAGCGTGATTACATGTTGACGCTAAGCGGGGCGTTTCCTGTTGATGTTCGCGTGGTGCGTGTTAGCGATGACGAATCATCAACTAAGCGTCAAAACCAGACATTCTGGTTCAGCTATACAGAAATCATTGACGAAAAGCTGCGTTACCCTAACAGCGCATTATCATTCCTGCGCTTTGACTCTCGACAGTTTGATTCGATCCCAACACGCAAATATCTAATCCGTGGAATCAAAATTCAACTGCCATCCAATGCGTCTGTAGATACCACAACGCATATCGGGCGTGTCACATATTCTGGCGTTTGGAATGGTACATTCAGCGCAGCAACATGGTGCAATGACCCCGCCTGGTGCCTATGGGATCTGCTGACCAATACACGCTATGGCGCCTCTATTCCAACGAGTAGCCTTGATAAGTATGACTTCTTTGCGATTAGCCAATACTGCAACACGCTAGTTGACAACGGCAATGGCGGGCAAGAACCACGCTTCTCGTGCAACCTGCTAATCAACAGCCGTGATGAGGTCTACAACGTCATCCAAGAGATGACCAGCCTATTCCGTGGCATTGCATACTACGGCGCCGGGTCGCTGGTGTTACAGCAAGACAAGCCCACCGACTCGCAATATCTGCTGGGTCCAAGCAATGTCATAGATGGTTTGTTTGTCTATAGCGGCACATCACAAAAAGCACGTCACACCTGCGCAACCGTTGCTTGGCAGTCTTACGACACCTTGGGTGAGGTTGAGTACGAATACGTTGAAGATCAAGATGCTGTTGCTAAATACGGCATCATCAACAAAGACATCAAGGCGCTGGGTTGCTACAGCCAAGGGCAAGCCCGCCGTGCCGGTAAATGGGCATTGCTAAGCGAACAAAACCTTACCGAAACTGTCACCTTCTCAGTGTCAATCGACAGTGGCATCATCCTGCGTCCCGGCATGGTAATTGACATTGCCGACCCATTAAAAGCTGGTTCACGTCGCAGCGGGCGCGTGACCAGTGCCACCACAACTGCAATCACGATTGACAGCAGCACTGACCTGTCCGTCAACCTATCCAACAGCCCAACAATTTCGGTGTTGATGCCCACGGGCTTGGTGGAAACCAAATCCATTAGCAGTATCAGCAGCGGCGTTGTTACTGTCAGCAGCGCCTTTAGCGAAGCACCAAATGCCAACACAATCTGGCTGGTACAAACAACTGATCTGCAATCCCAACAATATCGCGTGTTGAATGTTGCAGAAGCCGAGGACGGCATCTACGGCGTCACCGCCCTGGAATACAACAGCAGCATTTACGCAGCAATCGAAGCGGATCTCAAGCTAACTGAGCTTGACATCACCAACCTATCCGCTAAACCTGACGCACCAAGCAGCATTTCAGGCATAGAGTATCTATACCAAGACGGGCAGAACATCTTCTCTGGCTATGACCTGAGCTGGATTAGTCCGAAGCAGCGCGTCAATGAGTTTCGTGTGAAGTGGCGCATTGATAACGACAACTGGAATCAAGCCAATACAACATCACCGTCACTGCAAATTAAAAATACACGGCAGGGTCGGCTATATGTTCAAATTACGGCAGCAAATTATCTCAACAAAGTAAGCGACATTGCTGTCGCTGAATTTAACTTGGTTGGCAAAACAGCAGTGCCAGGCAATGTACAGAATCTTACCTTTGAAGCTATCAACAATAACTCCGGTCGTCTGCGCTGGACTGAGACCGTTGATCTTGACGTAAAAGTTGGCGGCAAAATCCACATCCGCCATAGCAGCCTTACTGATGGCACAGCGACTTGGAGCAATAGTGTTGACCTAATCCCTGCCAAATCTGGTAGCTCTACCGAGGCGATCATCCCGCTTGTGGAAGGCGAGGTCTTGGTCAAGTATGAAGACGATGGTGGGCGTCAAAGCGCCACAGAAACTAGCGTCATCATTATCCTGCCAGATACGATTGCGCCACTAACAATCCAAACCCGCCGTGAAGATCAAGACACCCCACCATTCCAAGGCACCAAGTCAGACACTTTCTACAGTGACGAATATGACGCCTTAACACTAGATGGCACGACTCTATTTGATACGGTTGCAGATGTTGATGCCATGGTTGCGTTTGATGTCATCGGCAATGTTAATTCTGCGGGCACTTATTCCTTTGCTAATACGCTTGATCTCGGCGCTATTTTTGCACTTGACCTGCGCCGATATTTTGTCACCCGTGGCTACTTCCCATCTGATTTGATTGACTCGCGCACAAATACTATTGATGACTGGAGTGATTTCGATGGTGGCATCACAGACAAAGTAAATGCCAAGCTAATGCTACGGATGACAAACGATAACCCTGCTGGCACACCAACCTGGGGTGCCTATCAGGAGTTTGTCAATGGCGCTTTCCGCGCTCGTGCTTTTGAGTTTCGTGCTGATTTGACCAGTTCTGCTGTTGACCAGAACATCTTGGTGGATGAACTGGGCTATGACGCGACATTCCAGCGCCGTACAGAAAATAGCGATGGTGTCATTAGCAGCGGCGCAGGGGCAAAGGTCATCACGTTCGCCAATCCCTTCTTTGTTGGTACTGCCAGCTTGGGTGGCGTCAACACCTATCTGCCGAGCATTGGCATCACAGCTCAAAACATGGGTTCAGGCGACTTCTTTGAGGTCACCAGCGTCAGCGCCACAGGATTTACCGTCACATTCAAAAACTCAGCGGGCACCGCTGTTAGCCGTAACTTCAACTGGAGTGCGGTCGGTTATGGCAGGGGCGGTTAAAGTAGGACAAACACTGCCGTCAAGCGGTCTGGCTCATGGCACAAGCTGATTACATCGTAAGCAATGGCACCGGCGCGGCTGTACGTTCCGATCTCAACGGTCAGCTCGCTGCCATCGTCACCAACAACAGCGGCGCTACCGCACCAGCTACCACCTACGCCTATCAGTGGTGGGCAGATACCACGACCAATACCCTAAAGCTGCGCAACAGCGCTAATAGTGCCTGGATCGAGATCATGCAGCTCGACGGCACGTTGACGATGGAGGACGGTACGGCGGCACTGCCTGGATTAGCCTTCCGCGACGACCTCGACACCGGCATCTTCCGAGCGGGCACTAATCAACTTGGCATCAGTAGTGCTGGTGTTGAGCGTGTTGAATTTGGCTCAAGTGAGGTTGTTTTCAACGATGCTGGGAACAATTATGACTTCCGCGTTGAAGGTGACACAAACGCAAACCTACTATTTGTTGACGCCTCGGCAGATGCGGTCGGCATAGGGACTGGTTCGCCTGATGATCCGCTTCACGTAGTTGGAAGAATCAGTAATGTTGTCAACGCAGCGTATAACGTTACTGCTTCGTATGGTTTTGCGTTTAAAAATGCGACCACACCAGCGAAAAGGTTATGGGGCGGATACGACAATACCGCTGATGCTGCCTTTATTCAGTCAACACATGACGGTGTAGCACATAAGAGTCTTCTAATTAACCCCAACGGAGCCAACGTAGGGATTGGCACTACGTCGCCTCAAAACAATTTTGTTGTTAGCAATGGAGGGAATGACGGAATAGAGATTAACCCAACAGGAGAAAACTCTGATCCTGCGATTTATTCGTTTTCTCGTAGCGGCGACGGATACCGGTCATTAACTTTTGTCGGGCTGGATTATCGATTCAATTCTGGTTCAAGTCCAAGCGAAAAAGCGCGGCTTACATCGAGTGGGCAGCTTTTAGTTGGCACGTCTTCTACGTCTGCCGACCTTATGGCAATCGTGCAAGGGACATCAGGCGGCGCCAAGGAAGGCGGTCCTTTGATGCTTGCCAGAGCCAATGCGCCGGCTGCCGATGGGTATGAAGTTGGAATCCTTGAGTTTGCTGCTAACAACCACGTTGCTGCTGCCAAAATATTTGCTGCACGTGATGGTGGAACTTGGACTGCTGGCTCTAGTCAACCAACTCGCCTAGTGTTCTCGACTACTGCCGACGGGGCGAGTTCTCCGACGGAGCGGATGAGGATTGCGAACGATGGCACAACATTTATCGGCACAAGTTTACCATGGTTTAGTCGTCAATTAGTGGTCGAACAATCGTCACAAACGGCTGCTTTTATCAACTCAAATTCTGCCGCTTTTCCTGTTAGCGTGGTAAATGCTAGTACCAGTGGTGATTCTATATTTGTAGGATTTTACACTGAGACCCGTAGCAGCCCTACGCAACGGGCAACTATTGATTTCAACAGAGCTGCCGGTCAGGTTCGTTATAACGTAAGTTCTGACCGCCGCTTGAAGTTAGACATTAAACCAGCAGGTACAGCTCTTGATGCCCTTTCTGCAATTCAAGTTCGCTCTTATAAATGGGCAGAAACTGGATACCGGGTCGATTATGGTTTTATTGCTCAAGAACTAAACGAAGTTGCTCCTGATGCCGTTAAAGTTGGCGACGATGGTGAAGAGGTTACCGATACCTGGGCTGTGGATACCAGCAAACTGGTGCCGCTACTCACCAAGGCGCTTCAGGAAGCCATCGCCAAGATCGAAACCTTGGAAGCCCGGCTAACTGCTCTTGAAAGCGCGTAGTCCCCTTCTCTAGGCAACCCCAGTAAACTTCTCTCACAGCTTTGATCCTCATGGCAAAAGCCGCTGAACAAGTCCCAGGCGTTGATTTTCCCTTCACCAACTGGGACATCGCCAACATGGAGCGCACCATCGCTGATGGCGTGGTCTATACCGTCCACTACACGGTGATGCGGTTTGAGGATGGCGAACAGGCTGGCGCCTACGGGTCAATCGGTCTAGAACCGCCTGATCCCG